GTGAAAATGACCAAATCAAAGAAGAAGGCTGCGCGTAAGGCGCAGCGTGTTGAGGCCCGGAGTGCACTCATGGCAGTGGCTCCCGGCCTTGGAACTGCCCAGGCTGCGGCACGACTCACCGGAAAGGTGGCTCGAAAGCAGTCGAAGAAGAAGGGGGCACACCCGTTCTGGAGCATTCTCGCTGGCGCGGCCAAGATCGCCGGCGAGTTGGCTCCGGTTGTGGCACCCCTGTTGCTTGCTAAGCATGGGCCCTCAGCGGCCAACCTGCAAGCTGTTGGACCCGCGCAGGCTGCTTCTAGCAGCGGCGGCGGGGTCCCCTTGGCATCATCCGCCAGCTGCGCGACGTGCACTGGCGTGTATGGATTTAAGCCCAAGTTTGGGTCGGACGGGCGTTTGAATGGAATTCGCATGTCCGGAATGGACTACTTGGGGGCTTTGAACGTGAACAGTGAAGTTAGCGGTACGCAACTCGCTGAGATCGATCTGAACCCAATGAGTCCAGACTGGGCAGGAACCCAAGCACAACGCTTTGCATCGCTGTTCGAGCGATTCCGCCCCAAGAGACTGGCCGGCCTCATCGAGCCGTCGTGCCCCGCCACGACTGCTGGCCAGGTCATCGCGTTCATTGATCCGGACGCTGATGACGACTTTTCGTATCTGGGTCGCCAGGCAATCCAGGTTGCGAGTTCGCATGCCGGTGCTGATGTTTCGCAGGTCTGGGGTATGAATGTTTGCGGCTACGGCTGGGACAATCGTACTCAAGACTACTATGCGGATGCAGACGGTAGCGACGCGCGCCTGATCAGCCCGGGCACTTGGCGCGTTCTTGCGAACACGGACATGCCCGCCACCACGGCGCTTGGCAGCCTCTACATCTGTTGGGAATATGACTTTGTCATTCCACAGTTGGAGGAGCTGCCCGCTGGTGTCGGCGCGTACGCGTTCCTTGAGGCGTCTACCGGCACCACTGCGGCGATTCCGCTTGGTACCGAGTCCTGGGCTGAGACGATCTCGGAAGGAAGTCTCTCGGGCCAGCTGGCTGCCAGCGGCCCTGCAGGTGCTGTCTCGCACATCTTTGGCCTCTCACCAGGCTACTACTTCATCC